GCAACTACGCCAATCATTCCATATTCTGCATATAATGCTAAAAACTCTTCCATTCTTCATATTACCTTGTATTTTGATAGTTAGATTGCCATATTTCGTAGAAATCATCAAACTGTACCGACTGCCACATAGCCCATTGATGTAAGTTTCCGAGACTATCTTCAACCCATTCATAAGTCGGACTATTAAACCATAGCAGTCTGTCTGCAAAATGACCTAAGTGGTAGAGTAGGATTGATAGCATCTTTCTCATTCTTCACTTATTTCTCATTACTAAATCAATATAAATTTTTAAATCAGATTTAATTTCTGCGTTCCACTTTTTTATCTTGCCAAGTTCATCCATAATTTTATCTAATCTACGTTGCAAGTTTTCATGTTTTTCATCAAATCTTTTTAATGTATCTTCAACCTTTTCTTTTAAAATAAACCTGACCACACTATATAAAGCAAAAGCTAATCCAACACTAATAGCAACTGGGAATCCTAACTCTTGTATTAATGTTATAATATCAGAAGTCATTTCTTTTTACGCTTTCCCCAACTAAGTGGGTTAATGTTAAATTCTTTCTCATAGAAGTTCACTTTCTCTTCTAATTGCTCTCTTTGTAGAGTCTCTTCCACGATGTGCTTACCAAGCAAGTCCCCAATCTTAATGTCAGCCGTGACCATGTCTTCTTCAAGGCTACCCAATCTAGACTCGATACGCCAATAACCATAAACAAGCATCCCAACCAAAACAAGTAACTGCCCCAACCACTTGAGGTTAATACTAACGATAGCATTATCATCAACCACAGTACCCTTGTAACTTCGAGCAGTCTCAGGTTTAGCCATTTAAACATACTATTTGGTGATTATAATCCCGTATAAACATATTTTACAGGGATTCTATATGATGTTGAAATATTGTCCATATTATACCTTTAAATGTTTAGATACTTCTGTGTCCCCACTATACATAGGAACAATTCTTGTAAGAAGTTCTGATTTAGTTTCACTTCCACCATAAACAACTCCACGTTTATCATAGAAATCTTTTATTTCTGCTTTAGTATTACTATCTGTAGGATAATCTGATTGACTTGTAGCAACACCATTAATGATATGATGACCTCCCACTATCAACCTACCATGACCATCACCATGCTTCTTAGCACATTCAGCAACAAAGAACTCTTCAGCAGTCTTAAAACTATTACTTTTCTTTGCTACTGTACCATCTACATCAACAAAGTAATCATAAGACGAAGGGTACGTCAGAGTCTCAGTAGACTCATCTGCGTATGTTTTTGTGCGAGTTGCACCGGGAGTAGTATTTCTATGAATCCTAACTCGATGACCCTGACTGCACCTTCTTACTATCATAACACCATCCACCATGCACAAGCTGTAGCAATAAATACATCTAAGAATGAATCTTCAGCCCATGCTCTTAGTGAACCATAAGGTTTGTAATTCTCAAATTTCCATTCAATAGCTTCCCATAAGATAGCCATGAATAGAACAAGCATTATAACATCCATGCCTTCAAAACCACACCACATGAATACTTTACTTAGGAATAAACCACCAAGTAGATGCCAGAAACTCCAGACATTTAACTTAGAATTAACCCATGAGAAATACTTACTTATTTTCATTCGTCTATTTCAGCTTCAATTACTTCAGGTTCAAGAGATGCACGTAGCATATTAATGAATGCTTCTTTTCCAACAGATAGCTGGTCAGCCATAAACTGATTCGTATTCTGTTTGTTTTGCAAATCGTTAATGTGATTTACCATCATTTTTTGTTCGTCAGTCATGTCTTCGATAATGTACTCTTTATCATCAAGATTCAAGACTGGCTTTTCTTTTTTGTCTTTAGCCATTGTATTGACTCCTTGTTTAGTTAGTTAATTATTCAGCCCATGCAATATTACATACGCTTTGAACTTTTGAATCTTCGCCACTAATATCTGTGGTTTCGCCTTCTGAATCCAGTTTAGAAAGCACATAGTAATCGCTCTTTTCAGCAACTACATCATCGCCATCTTTTACGCTTACTTTAGTTGAAACCTTAACTGAATCATCTTCAAGTATTGCAATTCCAACTACTTTTTGTTCTTTGTTTAAAGCCATTTTCTTCTCCTGTTATGAACTTGATACGTATGATATAAGAACAGTCATTGCATCACCAGCATCTAAAATAGTTCTCCAATCCACCAGCGATTGACTGCCTCTTTTAAATATCGCTATTGAAATGTCAGAGCTATCAACAGTCGTATTTGTCGTGTACATTTCACTTGTGCTGGATGAATTAAGGTCGTGAATCAAGATACTTTCTGAAATCATACCAATCGCATTACTTACATCTACATTAATTCTGGTTGAACCATCGTTTAATGCAAATGAGCCATTTGAAGCATTATTCGCTATATCAGTACCATCTGTTAATGATGGAGTGTTGAATGACCTTCCAGCAGTAGCATCATGGTCTACACTTATATTAGTACCCGGGGTGCTTCCCGGTGTAATATTCAATCGAATTGACCTCAATACATTTCTACCAGTAGAATATCCTTCAACTGCGTAATTAGAATTAGAAACAACATTACCAGCATGAACAGTAGCCCCACTATCCGATGCCATATACACAGCAGTTACAGAAGCATTACCAAGTGTTACTGAGTTGTCTGCTTGTCCTGTTGTTTCATAACCTAATACTACTTGATTTGTTGCCGAAGAATCATCTGTGATTGCTCCATAACCAAGTAAAACATTCTGATTGCCTGACACAAGGGTATGTGCCGAAGCCCTGCCTATAGCAGTATTATAACTACCTGTAGTCAATCCACTCATTGAATCATCACCCACAGAAGTATTATAACTTGCCCCATTCAGGTTGGCATCCATTACATAACTACCGATTCCTACATTCGCTTGAGTAACTCCTTCTGCTACCCAAGTTCCTCCACCTGCATCATATCCTATAAAAATATTATCAGATGCTGACAAGCAACCTGAAAATGTTAGTGTTACAGTACCACTTGCTATAGCAACAGCACTCAGTTCAAATGATTGATTAGCACCCCCATTTAATGAAGCAATAGTAGTATTAGCAGGTATTCCAGTACCAGTAACAGTCATTCCAACAGCAATGTCGGTATTCGTTGGATGAGTAACTGTAGCATCGGTATCAGTAACAACACAATTTGCTTGGACAAACGTATCATCAGTATCATTCATAACACCGTAGCCAATTCCAATATTCCTCGAGCCCGTTGTAATGGTATTTAATGATTGATAACCATTAGCCACGTTGCCAGCACCCGATGTGAGGTCGGCTAAAGCATTAGCACCAATCCCGATAGTGCCATCACCTGAAACATTCCCATCCTTACCAGCGGAATGACCAATGAATACACACTTGTCAGCATCTGTAGATGTTTTAAAAGATGCCATACCTATTGCAGTATTATGAAAGCCTGTTGAGAGACTTTCCGATGATGCGTATCCAATAGCTACATTATCACCACTTGTATCAGCAGTCCTATTAAAAGTGGTTAAAGCAGATTTTCCAATCGCAACATTACCACCAGAAGTTGTGACAGCATCTAACGCTTGGTAGCCAACAGCCAAGTTATTAGCACCAGATGTGAGGGCGGCAAGAGCAGATTTTCCCACAGCAACTGTACCATTTGCATCATTATGATTGATAGCACTTCCAGCACTTTTTCCTATTAAAGTTACAGCACCCTGTGTTGTGATGGCATCACCAGCTTCAAATCCAACACAAGTATTCTCATCACCTGATGTCAAATCATTTAATGCGTCACCACCTATTGCCACATTTTCACCAGCTCCATTCAGAACTGCCGCCATACTATTATTTCCGATTGAGACATTATAATTAGAAGCGTTTTGTGCTGAAGAAGCTCCACCCATACTATTCGTTCCAATAGCAACATTACCAGTAGCGGCTACTGGTGTAGCATCCATGGCTCCGTGTCCAAAAATGGTATTATTTGCTCCTGTGGTAATCAACGTACCAGATTGATACCCCACAGCAGTATTCCCAACACCAGTTGTGAGTGCAGTGAGTGCTTTATATCCTACA